TTGGAAAAAATTATCCGAAAAGCGTATTTCAATGCACGAAAAGATAAAGCTTTACGAAAAGATTGGCGGAGCATATAGACTTGGTCGTAATGAAGGTGAGCAGATATATAATAAACTTACCGAATTACTTAAAGGTATAAAAAGTCGTAGTGTAAACGAAATGGAAGAAATGGACCATGAAGTTGGAATGGCTATGGGTCAACTTGATGATATAATCAAAAATGCAACTGAACTAAAAGGTAAGATAGGGGTAGATGAGCAAAACCTACCCGGTTGGATTCAAGACCATATTTCGCAGTCACAAAATTTTATTAACCAGGCTAATACAGGTTATCACGAGCTAAGTAAGGATAAAAAGTAAAATAGATAGGAAATGGATAATATGTATACCGTACTCATCACTGCGCTGACGGTTCTTGGTGGAACGTCAGCTTGGAGATACTATGAAAAGCGTGCACAAAGTAAGGAAAGGCATGCCGAATTTGCAAGAGTAGATTGTAGAGAACGCATTTCTAAATTGGAAGCATTGCTTGAACACAGCTCAAGGGAAAAACAGCTGAACAGATAAAAAAGATTATATCAAATTAAAATATATACGTAAGCCTAGCTACCTGACCATTGGAAGGGTGGTGTATAAAACCCTCAACTGCCTTTGGTGAGTGCTGGTATCCATTTCTGTGATGCCAGCTATCAGCAGAAGATGGAGACCTTAGTGTTTCTACATTCACAGACATATAGTCCTTTGAAGACTTATGGTGTACGTGATGCCCATAAATATATCTGTGAACACAATTGTGCCAACTATCTGATGCCTCGTGGGCCATTAAAAGAGGTAGATCCTGAATCTTAGCACCGTCCATGTGGGTGCTTCCGATCAAGTTCTTTCCATACGTGGTGTACTTTCTGTGCTTCATGTCGTTATCAAACGTAACGTTTTTACAGTTACTAAACCATGCCTCTACACACTGCAACAACATAAATCCAGACATAAAATCATGGTTGCTTGGATTATAAACAACATGAACGTCAGCTATAGACATAAGTGTTTCTATAATATCTATTAGCAACCTTTTAGCCATGACAAAGTTGTCGTACCACATTCCGTCAGTGTCTTGTGGAGTTCCGCTTGTTGTTTGTCTCCTAGGGTTGTCAACGTGAAGAACATCGTTTCCAGCAATAAAAATTATCTTGTCTATATTGTAACCAGACAGCCTGCTAATCAGTCCGTTAAGTCCTTCCCTCACCCTGCTAACAGCTATTTGTTGATCATAATCCTCTCCAGTCTCAAACGATGAGCACAGCTTTCCAATGTGAATATCGGCAGGGTCAAAGACAAAACAATGTGGATCAGAAAGTTTTTCTCTTTTAATTTTAACATACTTAGGAGACCAGTTTTTAATCTCAGACACAAGTTCTGACTTAAATTCCTCTAGGTTTACCTCCGAACCGCTTCCGCTAACATTAATGCTAAAGTGTTTTCCCTTGTGCCAATAGTGCTTTACGTCCTCCACTGGTATTCCTACCTTTTCACACTCATCATAAAGAGCCCTGTTGTTTTCATAGTAACTAATAGCCCTTCTAACAGCACTTCTGCTAGTCTCATCATCACTATTAAAAACCCTTCTAGTTATTTCTGTTTTGTTTGTCATTCCAGACCTATAAAGGTCTAATATCTTCGATGTCTGATTGATGGCTTTTTTTGGCATCCTTTAAAATTTTAATTAGATTATCTATTGCCTTATTTAATTCTTGAGTATCATTGTCGAATAGAGATTCATATATAACGTCTGTAAGCTCGTTAATATCCAACATTAAAGCGTTTATGTATGTTACGTGGCGCATCTCACCACAAATATATACATATATTTATAATTCTGCAATCCAATTGCGAAAAACTGTGCCCATTTCTATGACACTATTGTAGAATTCTCTCAATTCTTCATCTTCTTCGCTTTCCATTTTCTTATACAAAGTGTCTCCCATCTTGTACACCTCGTTTATGAAATCATTGCCCGACTTCTTTACCTGTCTCTTGTAGATCATCGGAAAATCTTCCTTCACGTCCTCCATGAAGTCCATTAGTATTGGCAAAATACCTACCAAGCACACCAGTTTTTTCTCTTTCGAGATAGATTTTTTGTTCGTCATAACTTAAATCATTAAATTTAAAATTAAAATTATTATTGAGTAGTTCTTCTTCTTCAAAATACGTGTCGTTCTTGTGTCCAAGCATTGACTGAGTAGGCTTAGTGCTAAAGAATAAACTAAATCTATAGTTATCTACACCAAGTATAGATAGTATTCTTTGAACGGGAACACCATCCTCTAAAAGTTTATTGATTAGAGCTCTGTTGTCTTGTATGTACAGACTCTTGTCAGACGCATTCTTGTACCTTAGATTTAATTCCATGATTATTTAGTTCTTTAATTCTGTAATCCTGTAGTGGGCTTGTCTTGCCACCTGGCCTCTTTACCTCTATGAACTCAACGTCTGAGTTCTTGGGTATTGCGATGAGGTCTGGTATTCCAGGCTTGTTTGTCTGAATTAGTTTTATTACATAATACCCCTGAGACTCAAGCTTCTTGATTATCTTCGTCTGTATCTGTTGCTCTGTCATTGAAGTTGCAGTAATACTTGCTGAGGTATTTAGTTACCTTCTCAAGATCTGCAAATCTAATAAAATTTAAATCAGAATCCAACACCTTAATCTTTTTAATTACAATTACACCATCCTTGTACTCGTAATCGCATATCTCAAGTATGTTCTGCTCTGGTGTCTCAAGGTCAAAGGTATCCACCAGTAACCTGATCATTGGGTCGTTTAAAATTTTCATTATGACATTATAAATCTTATTACAATTGACTTGTGGAACCATCCAACAATCAACATTTTTTCTCCATTAATTTTACTGTATGCCATCATTGGCAATAAAAAAAACATTTTATTTTCCATAATCTTTCTTAAAAATATTCAACGTATAACTCTTTTTTGACTTAACCGACCTGTATATGTCGTTCTCAATACTTCCTTCAGCAAAAACCCAGTAAACCTTGTTGCTTAACCTATCCATTGTGGTCATCCTGTCTCTTGCCTGCCAATAACTCACTGCACTAAAGTCAATTGTATAAAACACAAGGTAGTCAGCATTCTTTAACGATATTCCCTCACGACCAGATACTATTTGTAGGGCTATGGCCTTATACTTTCCAGTATCAAACTCGGCAACGTCAGTAGTAACATCATCCCCGTATACAGTCTTAATGGCATTGAGCTCTTCCTTGAACTTGTAAAATATACCTATTCTTTTGGTCGCAAAATGCGACTTCAAGAACTCAGCCTTAAAGGTTGATATGACCATAGACTTTCCGCTCTCAAACTTAATCGTTCCACTTGCAAGTTGGTGCATTTTTTGCATCAACTTAACGGGGGTGTCTGCAAGTATCACCTCGTTATTACCTTCTACCACTAGGTCCAGCTTAAGTTTGTCGGTAATCTTTTTTATGATGTCTGGCATTTTAATTCTCAGCACCTCTTCCTCTATCTCTGTAGAAAAACCTGCCTGCTTTTGGGTGTATGTAATTGTATAAGGGGATATTACGGACATTATCTCGTTCTCTTTTCCTCTAGAGTAGTCGTTGATCATTAGTCCGTTTATCTTTTTTTGAAACTTATCTACATAAACGTCAGCCCATCTATAAAAATTTATAAAGCTTTGAAATGGATTAAATGGGTGAACCCAAAACTGATGAAACACCTGTGAGTAAGACTCTGGAGTTATTGTGCCACTAAGTAGTATTACCTTCGCCATACCGCAGTCTATTACCAACTTCCTTACCTGCTTCGCCCTTAGACTAGGCTTAGGAAATGCGCTCATGGTGTGTGACTCGTCACATATAATTACATTGAAGTCCTTCCTAACTATCTTGTGAATACTCTCGTAGTTTGTGATGACTATGTCATGGCCAGGAAGTATTTTATCAGCGTCAGACTGAATGGATGGTATTGCCTTTTTCTTTGTCAAAAATAATATAGATTTAAACCCTAAAACTCTACATATATCTAAAGACGTAAAGGTTTTACCAAGCCTAACTTCCATAGCCAAGCATAGTATATAACTACTTTTCAATATATCTACACCCTTCCTAGATATATCTACTTGATAGTCACGCAAATTCATTTCGAATGTTTTGAACGCAAGAATCAATTTCATCCACAAGATCAATACAGTAAGGCTTCTTGTGCATGAGGCCTTTCTTCCTTACCAACGCATCAATGCTCTCTACTGGAAGAAAATCCATCTTTGTGCCCTTGGTAAGGTAATCGTAGCAAGACTTTAGGTCTTCAATTTTACGATTTATTTCTTCACACTTTTTAGCGTTATCTGCTGTAATCTTAAGAAGTAATTTGTAAAAATCAATCTTACCTTTTATTGTTGCCTCACAAATATTCATAATTAAAATTTTAATTCATTAACATATTCAATAAACTCAATTGTTTTACCTGTGGCGCTTCTAAATATCTTTGGCTTCATTCCAAACTTATACTCTCCCAATGCATCTAGCCACTTATAAAATCTGTTGTGTGACAGCTTAAACCTTCCGTATATACCATAGTCTGGGTATTCTTCTGTGAACTTGTTATACATGTTTTGTCCTATTGATATTTGTTTCAACTTGACAAAGTCATTGTCTTTTGACGTGGCCCACTCCCAAAACTCGGCAGATGTCTCTGCGATAAATTTACGTGTCTTAAGATTCATGAAGTCACACTTGATTAGACCCTTTGACAGATAAAGCTGTAGGTTTTTTATCATGTAGTTGTCAAACCTAGACCACTCAAGATCGTCCCATCCAGAGAACAACATGTGACCAAACTCTGACTCTGGGGTGAAAGACTTTGAGTAATATTGCTTAAACTCTAAGTCCCATTTCCTACGCTCAAAGCTATTTCCTGCCCCCTTTATTGCATAGTTGGTAGTTATAACAATCTTTGGAGAGCTCTCAAATGGTATGTGTATCTCGTCTTTATTCTTCTTCTCTAAGGTTATACCCTCGGTGATAACAGAAAACAATCTCTCAAAGTCAAAGTTCTTGCTAACGTCATCAAATACTAGTGTCTGAGTATCTACCTGTACTCGCTGATAAGGAAACGACTTCTGAAAGCTAAAACCCTTTCCGTCAATTATAACCATCTTCTTTATAAACGAGATAGACTTGACGAATATCCCCTTACCCGTACCACCTTCAGGGTTGTCACTAATAACCTCATCATTAAGTATAACAGCAGGGCAGTAGCTAGCAGGCTTGTAACTATGCAAAAGATAACCAATTGTTGACTCCATCGACTCAAACCTTCTCGAATTATTTCCAGAAATGTTTTGTACAAATCTCTTAAACTCACAATCATCAGATTTTATTTTTACAAAGTCCCTATTAATTTTTTGCTTCTCCCAAACGTATCCACCAAGATTCTTGTAGTCTATCATCTTTATATTGTCGCTCGTTACCTTTACAGCACAATTCTTAAAGTAAAGGTAAGACTCGTCAATGGTGTCAACCATAAACCTTGGCTCTACCTTTGGAACGTAGTTCAGAAAAGTTTCCTGAAAGAACTTAGTGTTCATCGCAAAGAAATTGTACACCGACATGTCGTTGATTCCCATAAGATAGTCCAACACGAAGTCCTTAATCATGTCCTCGTTGGTGTCGCTGATTATGTTGTCAACCACTCGAACAAAAACAAAATTGTTTGAACCGCTTGGGTAGTACTTGTAGAAACCGTTTCCCTTTAGGTAGTCCCTGAAAAGATGTGGCACTAGGTCTATCTTGCCTTTACTACTCTTAGACCAAAATGTGTTGTACTCTTCAGTCTCGACCATCTCGTTAATGATGTCCTCGTCAACGTCATTAAAGTTATCCTTAATCTCATGGATTGGAACACCTTTTAGGATTTTGTTCTTTATGTCGGTCTTCTTGTCAATGTCCTCGTAGAACTTAGTTGCGTACTCGCTGGTGTTCTTGTATGCTGACCAAACAATAGTCTTAATCTCAGATGCCATGTCGCCATCGTCATACGACATTAATACGTTAAGTGCATCATCTTTGTTTATTCCGTACTGATTTAAGGCCGATGCAAAGATAAATAGGTTGTTATTTCTCTGTCCCTTTACCATTCCATAGTTCTTATTCCACCAAAGAGACAGCCTTCTTACAATCTCGTTTGAATCGTTGATGATTATGGTAGGAGATACCTTGACATTATTATTTATCCTCATCATCTCTGTCCAAACCTCAGACAGCTCGTTGACATAGATGTCAGGGTCATAGCTCTCGTAGCACACACGAGATACGTTCTTGCAAGACTTATCAAACTGTGGGCAATCGTAATACTTCTCAAGTGCTAAAAAATAATTCTTGTGGTTTAATGCATCGCTTGGAATTCTTACCAATACCTTGAGACCATCGCCAGATGGTGATATAAATAAGCAGTACGTGTACTTGTCATTAAACAAGTGCATTCTCATTTTCTGTAGCTCCTCATCGTCTTTAAATCCATCAAAGTCTATACATATTAGTCCACTATGATTTATGATGGCATTGTCAGCTCTCCTTGAAAATTCTCCAGAAAATAGTATTGATGGAAGCTGTTTCTTTATGTTGTTTCGCTCTTCCTTCGTTTCAGCAGAACGAATCTTTTTTACTATATCTTTTGACTTTCCAAATTTTATTCTTTCAATAGCAACATCAACATCTACATAAAAAGGACGATCTGTTTCGTTGATTGATTTAAAGTATGTTATCATTTGAATTATGTATTAGATAGTTCTTCTTTTATTTTTTGGATGTATATAACAGCATCCATAAGCTCCTCCTGTAGATGTGTAATCCACTCAATGGTAGACAAATCCTTTCTGTCCATTGTTGTGTTGTACTTCTTTATTCCAACACTAGACCTTGACCTAATTTTAGAGATAACACTCTCCACTACACTGTCGACAACTATGTCGGCAGTTGATGTTGATTCCCATTTCATAGTATTAATTTTAGATTTAAAAACACACACCTGCCATACCAGTGTGCGTAGAGTTTTTACCCGTATGGAGGCTAACCGAAGAACCCTAACTCCAAACAAAGTGATCCCGTTTGGATTCGAACCAAAGACCTACTGCTTAGAAGGCAGTTGCTCTATCCAACTGAGCTACGGGACCATTTCAAGTAGGTAAACAGACAGACTGATGCCGATAAATATTCCGATTAAAATTCCGTAAACAAGTCCAATTATAAATCCACTCACTTGTCTAAATTAATTTGATTATCGCCAAGTATCTCATAGAACTTATTTCTGATTCTCTCTACCATATTCCATTCCTCCTCACTGAGCTCCTCATACTTCCATAGTGTTCTTAACTCCTGAGATAAATCCCAAAGAACTGAGTACATAGCATCAGCCCTCATAGCGTTCTCCCATTCGTACTTATCTTCGGGTAGGTCAAAGGTTAGTTTGGCTTTCATAGTTCTTGTTGTTTAAAGGTTTCGTTAAAGTATTGTTCTCCATCTTCATAGTCCCCAGTCCATTCACAATCATTATAAGCATTTACAATCCGCTCCTTCTCCATCTGTTTGGCTTGGTTAAATAGTTCTTCAAATAATACATCTTGCTCATATATTAATTCTACCCTTATTCTTTTTTCCAACCACTCTACTGCTGTTTGTTGTTTTTCTGTTTTCATTGTTCTTGTTTTTTATCAATGTGTATTAAAAAACTTATCTTCCTTTTTAATGTAGGATACTTACTCAATAACCACAAAGTTAAATCATCTTGTTCTGAGTTATCTATATGGAACTCAGCATATGTATGCAACTTGTGTCCCTGTAGTACTTCATTCTGCTGTAAATGTTCTGGAATTTCAGACAGCATAATTACTGATTTAGTTATTTTTTTCATAGGTTTCTTTGTAGTATTGTTCTTCTGATTTTCTAACGTGGTTATTAAATAAGTTTTTATATTGTTCTTCTTGCCTACCTTTATAAAAAGCCTTCATTATCTGCTCTTTCTCCATTTGTAACATTTGAAAATCAATATCATTTTGGATGTTTATTAAGCATTGTTTATACCCTGCTTGATATTCACTTAACTCGCTATTTAATTCTTCTATTGCGTGTTGAATTTTATCTTTTAATTCTTGCATAGATGTTTTCATCCTATTCTGATTTAAAGGTTAATAATTTACTTTTACTTCATCAATTTCATTACATTCTGCAATATCATAATAAGATGAGTCTACACTTTCTAATGATTTTTTCTTAATAAGTGTAATTATATCATCTTCTGTAATAATAGTAGTAATAAATTTAGATCCATTATTACCTTTTAGTCTTACACTTGCTTTTAATTCTATTCTTTTCATTTTTCTTGTTGTTTAAATATTTCACATTCTTCTAATGTACCCTGAAAGTAAATTGTTTGCTCATCTTCACTTACTACTTGATATACATTATTACTTTGGTAAATGCTAATTATCTTCATTATTCTTGTTGTTTAAAAATAAAGTGTCAGGGCTTTTGTATTCAGCTACTTACGACTATGCAATCGGGGAGGTGTTGGTTATCTACTCCATCTCCTGACACTATCTTTTATTGTTCTTGTTGTTTAATTGTTAATAAAAACCGCCATTAAAACTGCGGATAACAGTTGCTAAAATACATTAAAACGTCATTTAGCTTTGTGTTATAGCATATTAAAATAAGCAAAATAATTAAATTTTCAGTTCCACTCCATTCAAAAAATCCAGCAACACTTTCTTTAATCCTTTTTTGTTTTTTGCTATTATCAAAAGTTGGTCAATATTTAATCTTTCCAATTCCTTAGTTGTTGGATTTTTTGACAACCAACCTGTTGACTTTCCGTTTTTGTCTGTATATTTAATCATAGTAAAAATTTCATTTCTTCTTCTGTATATAGTTTCATTGTTCTTGTTGTTTAGTTAGTCCATCCTTCCACCCTCTCATATATTCCGCATGGTTTTCCTCTTTCTCCATCTCTTTGGCTTTTGTTATTATCGTAGAAACATCATCTTCAAGTGTATCTTCATTTAATGTTCCTGTCATAGCTTGAGTAAATAATTTCATAGCTTCCACAGTTAACCATTCTACTGCTGTTTGTTTCATATTATTGATTTATTATTTCGTGCAGTAAATAGCACTATATTATACATCCATTGGTTTTTCTTGTGTAATTGAATTAAATAGTGCATCTTAAGGCACTATTATTTGTTCTGCTGTTTGTTTCATAGCTTATAGGTTTAAAATTTGTAAAGTTTTTTAAGCTTATAGGTCACAATTTGTGATCATTGAAGTCATAGTTCTTTTTAAGTTTGGGTATGGTGATTCCAATAGACTCTTGTAGCGACTCCCAAACTGATTGAGCAAATTCTCCCCAGTACATTTCACATGAGAAACCCTCATCATTAATGTGGTATGGTGGGTCAAGAAAGTATGCTTGCCTATACTCATTAGATTTTGCAGTAAATCTTTTACAGCTCTGTTTCAGGGGACAATCTGTCCCTGGGCACTTTGTTATATCGCTCATTTTATTTTAAATTTAATTGTTTCAATGTTGCCTCTCTTGTACATATTAAGCCTGTAGCTTCCCCTATCAATGTTGTGAAAAGATAGAATGCTTGCTCCCTCTACTGGTATCTTTGGCATGTACATCTTGTTGTACCTTGTGACCATAATCGAGTCGCAATCTGGGCTAAGTTTCAATGTATATGCGTCACACTTTGACGCTGTCTTGCATGATAACGCAAGCAATGGTAAAAGTAACAATAATTTTTTCATTTTGATTAAATTTAAAGTGGGTAGATTGACTACCCACCTTGATTAGCAGTAGATTAAAACGGTAACGGCTCTTCTTCTTTAACCTCAACTGGCTTGGGAGCTTCGCCAATGGCCTCGACTCTCCATGCCTCAATGTTGTTAAAGTACTTTCCGTTGTACTCTCGTCCTCGAATCCTAAACGATACCTCAACCTCTTGACCCTCTCCAAACTTGTCCAACACGTCAACGTTCTTTTGCGTTAACTGGAACAAGATGTCCTGTGGATACTGATCGTGTGGCTCGTTAAGTACGAACTCTCTCTTGATAAACTTCTCGCTTACCTGTACCGCTGGGTTTATAACCTTTAAAACCCCTTTCATTTTAAAATCACTCATTTGTTTTTATTATTTAGATAGTTAAAATACTCCTTTGCATATGTCTCTGCCTTTTTTATTTGAGACTCCATCCACTCGATGTCATCGTCAGTCAAATCCACCTTCACAATTGTCACCCTCAGCTCATCGGCCAAGTCATCCATATAGTGCAGACTGTCTGCCTCGTTCTCTGGAATCAACTCCTCTGGCGTGTTGCTAAGAACGTAGGCAATCTCTCCGTTTCTCCAGTCCATGTTGGTCATCTTGCGTAGCATGTACAAGTAGTGCTTGACCTGCCAATCATAACCAGCCTCTTTCGACTTCTTGTCTGCCTTCTTTATTGTCTTCGGCATCGTGTGCTTGCTCCATGGACTCTTGATGTCAATCACCATGAGCCTAGACTCGTCAACAATGTCAGGATGGCCAATCGATACTCCATGGGTTAGCTCGTAAAACTTGTCAAACTCAGCCTGCTTGAAGTGACTCGTGAAAAACAATCGGTTGTACATCTCGATTGAGTCGTCCTCCACCATGATTCCCTTGGTCATCTCCCTTGTGGTAAACTTCTTCCTGAATCCGTATACGACCTCGTCAACCATGTCCTCGATGTAGGTCTTTGCCATTTCACTCAGCTCGTCAGACATTTCACCCTTCTTCTCAAGCTCGTCTCTCTCCTCTGCTTGCTTCTCTGTGAGCTTAATCTTCATCTTCAATCCTTCAAGCTTTTCTTTCTGTTTTGTTGTTAGTCCTCCTCTCTTGCCAGAAAACAATAGAGAACAGCTGGACGACCTTACCTTAATCATTACCAAACATTTTTAGTTGGTCCTCAGTGATGGTGTACTGCTTCTTAATCTTTTCGATTGTAGTCCTGCCAGTCTTTACCGCATCTATTGCCTTGCCCAACTGATCGTCATTCAGCATAGGTAGCTCCTTCTTGGGCAATGGACGAGTGCTGAACCTCAGCGCATCGACCAAGCCTTGAGGACTCTTGACCTTCTCTGTCGTGATGACAATTGTCTTGCCGATGTAGTCGTTCGGGTCGAATGAATTAAAGAATGTCTCCAACCTCTTGAAGTTTGAGCGATTGCAAACCATAGACTTGTCAAACTCCTTTAGCTTGACAAATACCTTGTCCTCCTTGCCCATCTCCCCAACAAAGGTGTCTTGGTATATCTTCTCGATTGTTACCTCCCTCGGCTCGTACTTGCCGTTGACCTCCAAGTCCCATGCTCCCATGTACTTGTTGTCTTTCATTAGATTTCTCCAGTGCGCCATATATTTAATTTAATTGATTACAAAGTTTGCATTATTTTTTTTAATTTCAAAACAAGGTCTCGTCTTTTTTTCGTCAAGTTATCAATTTGCTCCTTTGCCCATGTAGCCTCCTCAGACTTGCTGTTTAATCCGTAGTACTCAAGCAAGGCGTAAAGCCTGTTTATTTTTGTCTCAGTCGAGTCTATCTGAACACTAGTGCATCCTGCATCCCATCCGTACTTATCAAAATAAAACTCTTGGTTGCTGCTTATTGGCTCGTGAAAGTCAGACTGAACCATTGTGTTCATTATCTCGATCTTGCCATCCTTGTCAAACCTCTCTATCTTTACGCCCTTGTCAATGTACCAAGAACTATTTAAAGTCCTGTAAATTTGGTCGTTATGCTTTGACGAAATATATTCCCAGATGTGTTCCATGTTATTTAATAATTTTGCTGTTTATGTAATCTGTTCCGTCACATGTAAATAAATAGTAGTCCTCGTTGATTCCTTCCAAAAACACACTATCATAACCACCTTCCTCGTTTATTGTTACAAAAGTTGTAATACAAACGCTTGAGTCGGTCTTGCTTAAAAAGTTGGCAAATATTGGTGTGTTACATTTCTTGGTTACTGTTGGCAACGATTCTTTAAAATTATATCCAAATACTCTAATGTGTTCTTTTATAGCGTCTGACTTGTTGTCAAACGACCTGATATACATTGCACTTATGTTTTTGCTTTCAATTAGCACCTTCTCATAATCTTTTGAAACTAAGAAGTAGTTCGACTGGGCAAATGACATGTGTGCTACCATAGCACAAAATGCCGAAAGAATTATTTTTTTCATTTTTCAAAATCTAAACAAATTAAGTAACATAATAACGTTAGCGCAGATATCGCATTAAATATAATCATCGGCAATATAAATACACCAATTTGTGTAGTTGCCCTGATCGATATGAATAGGCTTATCAAGTACATGATGGCCCAAAAAATTACTTTATTTATTATCATCTCTATAGCTTATTATAAATCCAATTAATACTATTATATTCATCCCCATTGACATAATTATCTCGTGGATGTCCTCGTACACGTTCAACGACAAGTGTACGTGACCTACCACCCAAAATGGTATACTTAAATTCTGACTTATCCATACTATTGTGTATTTTATTAGTTTAAACATGGCTTTGTTGTTATGATTTGAACTAAGCTCTTTTCAATCGACAATATAATTGCATCTGGAAATGCCATCTCAAAAAATATGACAGCCATAGTCTCGTCCTTGCAAGTTATATTTACCTCAGAAGATTCACCCCTCTGTACAAATTTAATTAGGTACTTTGTCATAGCTTTATTATTTCTTGTTTGACCCTCTCATAAAAATATATCTTTGACCTGCTGTATGTCGTGTCTATGCGCTCCCAAAATCCAATCAAATCATTGCATACAATTATTGCGCTCTCCTTGTCTTTTAGCTTATCCATTAAAGACATTGCCTTATCTATTGGTTTCATAGCTCTAGTTTTACTTCGGTTATTAAGTTCCTGGAATAGTGCTCCTCTGTCCAGTCTCCAACTAAGTGAACCGATACCAACGACATCAGCCACTCTTTCTCGTTCTTGTACGAATCCTTTGGCTCGTAGTTGAAATGGATGTCGTACATCTTGCCGTTTATCTCCCTTGACTCCCACTCGTCCGTGTAGTCGAAGAATATCTCAGATAGCTCTACATCGTCTACCGATAGGACTACCGACCGATAGAATGGATTTACTTTTGCTTTCATAATGTTGGTTTGTGTTAATAAATGTTGATTTTATGTCGATTTTTTTTTCTGAAACCCTTGATTTTACTAGGATAATGTTAAAATGTTAATTTTTATATACCAATTAGTAAATAAAAAAAATATATATATATATAGTATTATATAGCGATATTTTAATTTTACGATTTTTTGGTTGAAAAATTGACATTTCGACATTTTTTTAGTTAATCCATTGATTTACAGGAGATTGGCTTGTGTTAAGTTGAAAAAAAATCAACATTTTTCGTCATGTGTTAACACTAAAACCATAATGTTCATGCCTAACAGACTGATTGTCAGATAGGTATGTAGTTCGTCCGATATTTCTAAGTTGCTTCTGCCTAGAACCCATACGCCCAGTATGGATATCATGGCGATTCTTGATACTCTCTTCATGTTTTTGAAATAAATAGTCTTAAATTACCTTTATGTATTCTGCTTGACAGGTAGTTGTCTTTGTCGTAAAGAAGCTCTATGTTTTCCAATACGTATGACTTTACGTTCTGCCTTATTGAATCCGTTCCGTTGTACTCCTTAGTTGTTCCATCAATGATGGATAAGCTTGATGAGGGTTCAAAGTCCCCAGTCTTTATGTTGTAAAACGCAAAGCCGTCTAGCTTAGTTTTTTGGCTAAAAATTATTAGGTTCATCACAATCATCATTTAAGTTCTACAATAGTCTCCAAGTTAATCATTCGGAACTCTCGCTTGTGCATGTCGAATACGACCATTAGTCCCCTGTCAGATGGATTGAACGACATGCCTACACCCTTTACTCCCTTGCGAACTCCTAGTCGAGCGACCATTCTTCTAAGAGAACCATCTTTCTTGATAAAGGTTACAGAAAACATTCTGTTGCCCTTTGATAAAATTTGATCTTTCATAGCGGTTTTAAATTTAATTTGGTTAATAGTTCTTCCATAACGAGCCAACGATTGGTTGACCATTCTGCTGATGGGTCTGTGTGACCGAATGCTTCAGTTAGCTCGTCCTTTTCATCTCTTAGTTCTTTCTCGTATTTGAGAATAATTTTGATTAATTCTTCCATGGTTATTCATTGTTTAATTCTGGCATTCCTTCGTAAAAATAGTCGGGACAATCACTGATGTCCATGTCTCTCATGCATGAGTAACAAATGATTGTTTCTTCATCCATGTGGTGTAGTAGTATCGCATCGCAGTGACCACACGTCACGATGTTTATGTTTGCCTTGACTCTGATGTCATGCATCAGTCCTAGCTGTTCTCTGAGCTTGCTCATGGTTACTTGATTTTTTCGGTTATTATTTCTACGCTTACACCTATAGCATAAAATATTTGCTCTGTAGTGTATTCATTTGTTAGTGCCATGTCTAACGCTTTCATCTTTTGTTCGTCAGTTAGGCTGTCATCCTTTACGTCATGGATGCTCCATAGATTGTCTACGTAGTATCCTGCTTGCTTTAATACTAACTTTGCGTTAGCTATTGCCATTAGTCTTGAATCTGATAAATTTTCCATGGTTACTTGTTTTAAATTGAATAATACTCATCTGATTTTAGATACTGCTTCCAATCGTTGTAGGTGTTATGCTTACAAGATTGAAATTCTTCCTTGCTCATGGGAATAGTTCGATACTTGTTCCCCGTTGATGTCCACAAAGTAAAGTGTCTCTTTGCTTCGTTACTCGTTACTTTAATGATGTAATTTTTCATGGTGTAAATATTTTACGTTCTACAATGTGCATCTCTGCGAATTCTTGCTTGTCAACGTTGTTTCCGTTGTTGTCTATCCAATGTGGCATTAATCGTGGATTGTATGATACCTGACCTTTCATCCATATATTTTCTGTTGAGTACATCACCACATCTTCTGCCATTATCCATGCACACACTGTTTTATTTGATCCCTGGTTTATCTTGTTTGCAGCTGATTTTTGATTATAAAGTTTTCCATTTATAATTACTGCCTCAAATTCTGATGGCTCAAAAAACCATACGTTCTTGGTAGTTACATCTTCTATTCTCCATTTCATGTAGTTCTCACCTTGCCCAAGGTGGAATCTGATTTTGAATTTTCTTTTCATGGTTTCTAGGTTTATTTTAATATTTCTAATATTCGTCTAGCAACGTCTCTATCTTTTAATAATTCTTCAACACTAGTTGCTATGGATTCTCTATAAGAACTCGCATAACAAGATACCCTTATACTATCAGCATACTTAAAGTAATCGCCAATTTTATTATGTTTATAGATTGATTTTGGTGCTGAAATGCTTATTCTAAAATAATATTCGTGATGATATTCAAGATGTTCTTTATGTTTTGCGATTTTGATTTCAGAACCATAATCGTCTTCCTTTTTTTCAACAAAGCCAATACCCGTCAGTTCTGCACACAATCTATCGTAGGCATTTCTGCCTTCTTGAATTGCCATTTCGTGAAAGTATTCATTTTGTTTAGTGAGGACACGAATTGTCTCTTCCCATTCCTTCTTCTCATTTAAAAGGAAGGGTATATCTATGAGCATCCCCAT